ATGACGGGCCAGTTAGAATACACGTTTGCGTTTTGTCCTTCTGCGCGTGATTCACACCGCACCACAGCCACTGATTTTCCAGTGGGTCAGCGTGGTATGTACCAGAGGTCTTTGACTGATGTGTACGCCCGAGGCTACAAGGAAATTATTTCGCTGGCATCCAATAGTGGAGCAAATTGGCTTTGGAGGAGACTGGTAGTCAGCATGAAGAATCCAATTTGGAAACTCTTCCCGAGTCTTACTGTGCAGCGGGAGATCCCCCTGGATAGTGATAGAGCGTCTGGTCAAGTGCGGACCATGTACAACATCGGCCCTACTCCAGAAGGGGAGACAGAACTTGCGCAGCAAGTGTATAGGGTAATCTTCGAGGGTTCTCTTGATTTGGACTGGCACAATGTGTTCAATGCGAAGCCGGATAAGCGTTTTGTCCGAGTCCGGTCCGACCGAACGATGCGATTACGAACAACGAATGATGAAGCCTATCTTAACAACTATCAGTTTTGGGATGCTGTTAATCATAATATGCACTACAACGAGAAGGAGTCTGGATCGGATATTAAGATGGATCCAGATTTGGAAGCGAACGAGAATACTCTGTCGAAGTTCTCCGCCGAAGGGTTGGATGGTGCCGGAGATTTGTGGGTGTTTGATTTTTTTTCGTGTGGTAGCAAGGATGCTGCGGACGAGCTGAGGTTTCAGCCAAACGGAACTTTTTTCTGGCACGAAAGATAGTTAAATTTCCCATGCTATGGGTGTGTCTATATAAACGAATGTACAATTTGCGTTCAACCAATCATAATCTGCACCGTGTTCCTCCCTGGGGTCTTTATTTGATATCCATATTGCCGGCCTCCCCCAGTTAATGAGTTTCTTGCCTTTGTATTTGTCGGTTGCGTAGAATTGCCGTTGGTGGCCGAGCCACCATTTATACTGTGGGAAGAATGGAATTCCTCCGTTAATGTCGTCGAATATCGCGTAGTCCACTGCCTCTACTTCCTCTTGCAAGGAAAATAAGCCACCGAAGTAGGCGTGGCTGCCTAGACTTCTTGCCCATATGGTCTTCCCCATGCGGCTGGGTCCGTAGAGGATTAGGGACTGACCTCTCCTCCCACCACCTGGTTAGGGTTAGGGTTAGCGGTTAGGGTTAGGGTTAGGCTCTCCTCCCCCACCTCTGACTATGTCCAATTGGGGCTCGCGGCTTAGCGAGTCCCTGGGGTGATTACTTACGTACGTGTGAAGATTGAATCTCCCTGTGTGCCCATTCCTCAAGTTCAGGAAACGCTGATGCATCAATAGCCACGGAGTCTGGTGTTCGATACGGCTCTGGATCTTCCCTAAAGCGCCAATCGGCATACTTTGTGAGCTGGGTAAAGCAGGTACATAAAGTTCGTGGATCATGTGCCAGAAGCAGTTCGAAAAACTCCTCTCGACTTGCTGCAGCGACGATATCATGCCATCCAGCTGATCTGACAGAACTATTGCGCGGTTCTGGTCGTTCCAGTCCCCCTGCCACAATGTCACCATCTTTGCACGCATAGTCGAAGCCCTCACGTGGTGAAGAGTGCGTAGCTGAAACATTTGGGTGACAATTGTCGACATCAAACACACTGGTACGACGAGATCTGAATTTGCGGCCGAAGTCGACAAAAGCGTGTAGATGAGTTCCACCATCAACATGGGTTTCTCGCGCGACGATGCATTCTCCTCGAAGTTCTCCAAGATGATTACTAACCGCCCAGGGGTCGAGTTCCCCGCACTGAGAATAGGTGAGTAAGAAGTAGCGGGCATTGCAATGAAATGTCATGTGACTGAGGTGTGTCCTGTTGAGATTTTAAGGTTCACTCAACAGGACACTGGGACACGGGTCACAGGTATAAATAGCCGGAGACCCCCCTCCCTGTGTCGTCACATGCAAGCACATGTCAACCGCAGTTATGGCATATGGATACCGAAGCCGAGGTTTTCGCCGGCGACGCCGGGGGACGAGTTATCGCCGATCACGTCGTGTTGGTGGGCGTCGGTTCAGTCGCGCTCCGCGGAGACGTATGTATCGGCGTCGCCGATCACGTCGGGCTGTTTTGAATGTCTCAACTAGGAAGTTGAAAGACACTATGCCCCCTGTCGTTATTACTGAAGGTGGGTTCGCTGGCACACCGGGCGTCCCCTACCGTATGACGGGCCAGTTAGAATACACGTTTGCGTTTTGTCCTTCTGCGCGTGATTCACACCGCACCACAGCCACTGATTTTCCAGTGGGTCAGCGTGGTATG